GAGTGGAGCGAGTGCGAAACGAACTGAAAAAGCGCAGATGTTCAGAATCAAATTTTATGCAGGTATATAGGTTGGATAATATTGAACAGGTGACAGATAGCCAAATCAAAGATTTTATAGCGAGAATGGAGGCGGCAAAGCATGACAGTGTGGATCAGAAGTAGAGTGCAGATGCCGAACTACGTGAAAGAAAGTATTAGATCATTGGTAAAGTCGATTTGCGATAAAGATGTCGATGTGAGTATTGCTCTGCACAAAGAATCAAAAACAGATCAACAAAGAAAATACTTTTGGACGCTGGTAAAAGAACTCCGCAGCGTTATGAAAAACGGACAGACTGAAAACGATGTGTATTTGCATCTTTTAAGGATATACGGGACGTCAGATTTTATAAGCCTTCCGTCCGATCAGGTGCATCTTGCAAGAGCTTGTTACCGGATTGTAGAAGTACAGAACAAGAAAGAGTTCGTGAACAAGGAAAATGAGCGCATTACTGTTTGTACTTTGCGCTGTTGGAAAGGATTGAGCGAATACGATACCAACGAAGCTTGCATGTTGATA